TAAGCACTTCGCCCAGAGCGATCGCGCCGGAGGTAACGGCGGTCACCGACAACACGCCACCCGATGCGGTAATCGTGGTGCTGGAAACGGTCTGCGATGCGCTGACTGTGTACGTGCCCGTACCCCCGGTTCCCGTGCCGAGAGCCGTGATCGTGGTGCCTGCAGTAACGCCCGTGCCACTGATGGTCTGGCCGACTGCGAGGACGCCGGAGGTGACTGCCGAGACAGTCAAGGTCGTGCCAGCGATGGCACCCGTCACAACGTTCGATGCAATCGAACCCGTCACGCTGGCACTCGTCCAGTTCGAACCGAACTGAGCCTGGCCCGTGGAGTTGTTGGCGAAGGCGGTCTGACCGATTGCGGACGTGGTGGAACCGGCATTCGGCACCCAGACGCCAGCCGAGCTCGCGAGCGTCACGCCCATACCGGGCGGAATCATCATCGAGTTGTCGGCGAGGTACGTCGTGATCAAGGCTTGCTGTTCGCGATGCACGAAGCCAGTCGGCGCACCAGCACCAAAGTTGCTGACCGTGAGGTTCGATGCGTCAGCCCAGGCGAAGCGGCCAATCGCTACACCGCTGGTGCCTGCGACGAAAGCGCCCGCGCCCGCATCGACAAATGCGCGTGGGTTGCGGTCGCACCAGTCACCGGCAACGGCCGGGGCTGCCTGCACATTAACTTGCGTGGGAAATCCCATTCTCTACTCCTGAATTTTGAAAGGCTGCGCGCTTAGTTGAGCCGGCCAGCGTTGGGGAATGCCGACGCGAAGTCGACCGGAACGGCGCTGTCCTGTGCGATGCGCGGCTGAACGAACCCCGGCTTCGGCTGTGCTTCGAGCACGGCGCGGAAAGCGCTCGGATGGATGCCGTCGACCTTCACGCCAAGCGTCTCGAGTGCGGTGCGATACACGCTTTCGGCGCTGTCGAATGCAATGGACAGCTTGCCGACGTATGCGTGAGCGACTTCCTTCGCATCCGCGATGTCGTTGAGGCGCTTGATGGTTGCGGCTTCAGCGGCCTTGACTGCGGTGTTGATCGCGGCGTCCATTGCGGGCTTGCTGACCGAATCGTCCTTCTTCGCGGCCGGCGCGCCACCGGGGGCATTCGTGCCGGGAGTCGGCGGGGGATTGTCCATAGCGGGCTTCTCTGCAGGCTTGTCTTCGGGTTTGGCTGCGGTCGGAGTGTCTTCCTCGTCGCCGGCCAGCTTCAGGCCGCGCAACTTGGATTCGATCGCGCTCATGTCTTCGTCGCTGATCTTGCCTTTCAGCATCGAGCAGATTTCGTCGACTGGGCTTGCATCGACCGCCGGCATGTCGGTCGGCTCGTCATCAAGACCGACGTCCAGATCGTCCTCATCGCCACCGTCCAGGCTGTCGAGCAACTGCATGACGCTGTCAAGGTCGGCATCTTTCGCCAGCTTCGGCTTGATGGCTGATGCAATCAGCGGTTTCGACACCAGCCAGTTCGCAGCCGTCACGCCGGCCAGGATCGGGTTAAGGTCCAGCTTCGCGTCAGCGGCGAGTTTCGGCTTTAGAGCGATCAGCGCCCCCTTAGCCAAAGCAGCTTTCCGAGAAAGGGGCTTCTTGATGCTCATGTTTTGAATCTCCAAGGGTTGTGAATCGCCTACAACTACATCCGGGCCGGCGCGCCCCGCGACTACGAGAGCCACGTGATTTCCATAAATCGAGCGCATAACTCCGTCGTACGGAGTGCCCTCGTAAGTGCCAGGCGTCATGTCGGCGGTGTATCGATAGCCGCACGACAGTTCCTGTTGCTGCTTTGATTCGATTGCCTCGATTCCTTCTGCATCCCATACCGTCAGGCTGTTGCGCAGGTAAGGTGCATCGAATGAGGCTTCTGAGCCGGTCGTTCCAACCGTGACCGATCGCGGATGGTCATTGGCGGTCGACGGCTTGTGGATAAGCAGAAGTGGAACGCTATTGAACGTCGGAGCCGCCTTTGCGAGTTCCTCGGGATCACGCAGAAGGTTGTAAATCTTCTTCGGATCGAGGCCGAGCGCTTCGGCCTCCGGGATCTCTTCGCCCAGATAGGGATTGACGATCGCCTTCGAGATATTCGTGACCGCAACGTGCAGCCGACCATCCTGGTCGGTCGTGCGCACACTGGCGCGGTCGAAGGCGAGCCGGTCATTGTTCATATTTCAGGCAGAGATGCGGAATGGGATTAGGTGCCGACTGCGACGTTCAGGCCGGCGACGCCGGTCAACGTCACCGCAGCAATGTTCGTGTTCGTGCCGATAGTCAGAGCGAGTGACCGACCCGGCAGCACGACAGCACATGCACCAGCCACCGCAACCACTGCTGAACTGGCGCCGAGCGTGACGAAGACGGGCTGAATGCCGAGATTCGTCAGCAGAGCGATTGTCGGTGTGCCTGTCGTGGGCAGCGCTACTTGCGACGATGTCGCCGTTACCGCCATCTCTACAGCGGCAGTCGGCGCGAATGATGCGATTGCCATCTCAATCTCCGAGTCCCGGTATCACGCTTTGCGACGTGCACCGGCAATTGGGTAACTGGCCTGGCCAGATGTATTCGCCGTCGATCTCACAGCCCTTGGCAACGTCGTACAGCGTGCCTTTTCCGCCGTTGTCGCGACCAGCGGCCAGATGAGAGAGGCGCGGGTGCTTGCCGGCACCGGAATGCTTCCAGCGAGCCTGTGTGATGCCTAGCTCGTTCTGGCGCGTCCGGTTGATGACTGCGGTCATCTTGTTGGATTGGTCGCGAGCAATAAAAGCGGCCCGCTTTTTTGTAACGGCGTAGCGCTCGGTCAGATCCTTCGTCAAGGCGCCGAGGTCGCGACCGGTCTGCATATGGCGCATGACCAGGCCTTCGACCTGAGTCAGATGCTCTGATGCGATGCTTTTTATAAGCCCCACATTCTCGCCAATGGCGGCCTGCATGGCGTTGTTGACTTCGGCGGTAGTCTTGAACTGGACTGTGAATCCAGCTTTCTTCAGAATGTCTTTCAGCTGTATATCGGTGGCGCCGGCAGCCTTGTCCACAAAGTACTTCGCCAGATCGTCGGCCCCCTTGTCGAAAGCCTTCAGCCAGCGCCGCGACATCCGGTGAATCGCACGACGCATGGCATTCGCCGGGCTACCATCCCGAAACGATTCCAGTCCCGCATCCTGTGCGAGGGGCGTCGGCGAATTGGCTCTATACTGTGCCGTGATCCACCAGACCAACGACTTGTGCATCGCGTCAATCCAGCTATCCAACTGTTTTTTGTATGCAGCCTCAATGCCGGCATTGGCTCTCACCGGACGAAGCAGAATGTCCTTGCCAGTCGGAGATACGAGCTTTGCCATCGGGAGCCGATATGAAAGAAGGAATCGCCGTCGATTACGTCGGCTATGACCACGAAGAGTCGCAGCGCGTCGCTGTCTATGTTGGCAAGAATGATGAGTTTTCAGCCCGGTTCAACCTGTCTGATCTTCTGGACACAGAGCTGGACATGTTCCTGCTAAAAAACGGCCTGACCGACAGCGCCGGCAAGCCGCGTTTCGATGCGATGGAACTGGAACTAACCGAGATGGTTCGGCGGATCAGGGCCATCCGGTACGGCTAGGCTTCAGCCGCATCTTCTGGCTGTTGAGTGCCGCCGATCTTCTCGGCTGTAGCCTCCGGCCCTGATTCGGGCTCAGGGACTTCCGGCAGAGGATCACTCGTATCCAGACCTGAATAAGGCCCATCCTCTTCCGAAGCAACCCGATTACGCGAATCGTCCTGGCTGATAGCTCCGATGCCCATCAGAACCGCGTCCGTGTCAGCATTGAGTTTGCGCACATTGGCAAGGTCAAGCTCGCTTTCGGTGTGCAGAGGAATCCAGCGGAACCCGATCTCAGGATCAATCTCGCCGAACAGCGACAACTGGATAAGGTTGATGACGCGCGACACATGGGGCGTGTAGCCCTCCTGCTGCGCGCCGCACCAGTCCTCAAATACGCGGATCTCGCCATCACTTGAGGCGTTCAGCCCGCTAGGCGTAATGCCAGTCAGATAAACCAGCGGAATCCCCGTGACTGACGCCATCTGCTCTTGCGCTTGGGCTTGCAGCTTATCCAGGCCGGCGATTGGCGCAGAAACGTTAAGAAAATCCTCCGTTTCCTTGTCAATCCCCATCACGCCGTGATTGTCACGGCCGAGGTTAAAGATCTGCAGTCGGCGATAGAAGTTCTCGGCGCCGCCAGGCTGCGTGATCGTGCTCATGTTCGTCTTGAGCACCCACGTCGTGAACGCATGGATGATGTCCGATACGCTCTGGCGGGTACGAAGCCAGTTATCGACATACGGCTTCATCATCTGCGACAGGCTCAGACCGCCAAACTGATAAGCGGGCTTGAGAATGTCCGGGACTTCGCGACTCACAAACGTCAGCAGGCGGCTTGCATGAATCGTGCGGCTCATCACAAACCACGCTTGCGGCTTGTAGAACCACTGGTCTAGCGGGTTGGTCGAGTTGTAGATGTACGGATACACCCATATCGGCTCGATAACCTTCAGTGCCTTGATGCTGTTACGCCCGACTTTGGCTTTAGTCTCGGCGAGATCCGTTTTGAGTTCGGCCTCGTCGTCGAAATCGACCCCCATATCAATATAGATGTGGGACCGGCCGAACTGACCGTCCTGCTCGATGGCTTCACGAAACTTCGCCTGAACGTTCAGGCGCTTCATCTCGGCGTCGATTGCCTTGATCTTGTCAGTCTTGTCGTCGTCGCCCGTAGCCTGCAATTCAATCCATTTCCGCGTCATCTGCTTCGCAAAAATTTCAGACGGGCGACGATACTCCGGGCGCTGCGTCAGCTCAGCGAGGTACGGATACCCCATGAACTGAATGCCTTCGTTGAAGATGGCATTGACCGATGCATACTCGCCGACTGGCTGGAACTGGCTGTCCAGCGCCATCTTTTCCTTCTTCGGGATCACGCCCGGCGCCGGCTCCGGCAGCTTGTATGTCTCGACAGGTTTGGCGGCCGGCAGACTCATCATGGCGACCGCCTCATGCGATATGAGCATGGCCGGCTTTGAATCGGACGCTACTTTGGCAGCGGGTGTCGGCACGTGTTTGTGCGCAGCCGTCTGTGCCTTCTTTGTCTGTCTGCGCGTCATCGTGTGGCACCCATGCGGGCGAATTGGTTCAAAACGTCTTCAGTGACGACCATCGGTTTGACGCCGCCCAGCATGTCGGTTATTGCATCCACCATCGGGTCGATCTGGTCATCGTGCGCGTGAGTGTCGTCGGCAGTGAATGATTCGCACTCGGTGACGAAGTCGCTGACCCAATCGGCGTTTTCTGGAACGCACACATTCCCAGCATCGATCTGGCTCACGATGTCCATCACACGGGTGAGCTTGTCTTTCGTGCGCTCAATGCCTTGGACGGGTATGCCGCCATCTGACTTGATTTCCTGAATCAGGCCCGTCCCACTGGCCTTGTCTTCAACCAGCATCTGTCGAAGTGCCGGCGCATCTGGATCACCCGCGCCAATGCCTTTGTGTTTGTTCCAGAAGTCGATCGCGCGACGCTTCAACTCCGGCGCTTCCCACTTGCCGCGGATCAGGTCAAGCAGATAGACGCGATTGTCTTTGCCGTAGCCCCAGCATTCGAAAACGCTGTAATCGTTGCGCTCGGCAGTCTTTTGCGCGGTGTCCGCGTAGATCTTGCGGAACTTCAGTTGAGGCAATGCGCCATAGCGGACAAACTTGCCCGACTGGATAATGCCGCCGCCGAGCGGGGAGGGGCGCTGCATGTATTGACCGCTGAACACGTAGCGATCGGCCTTCTCAGACGCCAGCAGATCCTGCAACGGCTCCTTGTACGGCCAGTAGCTGAACCGGCCGTCTCCATCACGCTCCGAGCTATCCACCATCGGGCGGATATGTTCAGGCAGATTCGCAACGTACTCATCCGTGATGAGCGCCGGAATCTCGATGAACGTCCAATCGCCGGGAACCTTGCCAGCCTTGATGAAACCAGTCGGGTCTTCCTCAGCGAGGCGCTGCATGATCAGGACAATCGGCGTGTCCGGATTCGCTCGGCGGCTCTTGACCGTCGAGATGATCTTGCGGTTTGCCTTGTCCCGATTGGTCTTGCTGTATGCATCTTCGACCTTAAGAGGGTCGTCGATGATGATCGCGCCTTGCCAGCCTTCCGCCATGTGGCCGGCACGAAAGCCCGTGATCTGACCGCCAAGCGATACCGCGTAGACCCCACCAGCCTTCTTCCCGTCGACAACGACGTTCCAGCGCTTCTTTGAATCTGCGTCGTCCGCGATCTTCAGCGGCCAGAGCGCCTGGTATTCATCCGACCGGACAATCTCGCGCGCCGTTTCGGAGTTCAGAAGGGCGAGGTCATCCGAATACGAGATGTGCAGGAAGCGCGCACGCGGGTTCTTTGCCAGCCCACGGGCAATCAGATTGATCGCTACGAGCTCGGTCTTCGACGACCCCGGTGGAACGTTGATAACAACGTTCTTTAGCTCGCCCGCAATGACACGCTCAACGACGTCAGCAATCAGCACATGGTGCCAGTTGACGCGAAACTTGATGCCTTGCCGATGCTTGAAGAAGTACCGGCTGAAGAAGAGGTGATCGTTCTCGCACTTTGCCCGGATCGTCGCCAGTTCCAGCGGAAGGTTAGTACTCGCCTTCGAGCTTATCGACGATGGCTTTGACGTCATTTGCATTAACCACCGTCGTCTTGCTCTCTATGGGACCGCCATCGGGTCCGCTTATCTGCGCCTCAACGTTGGCTAGCTTCGGGTGCACAAATGGGGCAGCCTTGTGAGCCACTTCTGCAGCCTGCAGGCGGTAATCTAGAGGGGTGATGACCTTCTCGCCATTCATGCCCATCTCACCCGACTCCGCCTTGCTCCAGAGGTCGCGCATTGTTCCGAGCATCACCTCTAGCGGTGTAATGCCTTGCTCGACTGCCTTGTCGGCGATCTCCCTAGTCTTCTTGGTAACGGCACCGGGTTTGCGTCCAGCGCCTGTGCGTGGACCGCCTCGGGGCATTTGATTACCTTTGATTAAGTTCAAACAATCAATTGAGAAGAATTCACTTTCGCGCTTGCGAGCGAGCGAGACTTTTCACTCAGAATTAGTGCCGATCTATCGGCTATACCCTGGCGCCAAGCGGCGAGGGGTAGGTTAGGCGGCTTCGAGCATGCCTACGTCCACGCGATGGCGCTCGATCTCGCCGTGCTCTCTGTGGTGGACGATGCACCGCATATCCCGGCCAGCTCGGTAGCCATGGCCAGCCGCATAGGCATCCTGCGCCGCGAGTGTGCGGAATGATTCGCAGATGACGCCAGGGAATTCCTTCACCGAGGAATGGTGGACGTGGCCCGTGTACCAGACCCGGAACTTGGTTGCGCCCCAGTCCTCGGGGCGATCGCACGCCATGATCGGGCCGAGTTGTTCATGCTTGGCCGTGTCGCCATGCGTCGAGCCGATCAGCACCTTTCCGAACCGGTAGAACCAAAACTTGGACGGCTCAATATCCACTTCGACGCGCGGCTCATTCGCGAAATAGGCCGCCAGCGTGAAGATAAGCGCCCAGATCGCCTGTGGATCGTGATTGCCCGGTACAGCCTTGACGATCACCTTCGCATGCTTCTCCAACGCCCTGATGATTGCGTGCCGGTATGTCTCAATACCAACTTGCAGCACCTTGACGAATCTCGAATCGACGTCGAGCTGGTGTTTGTGCGCTGGAGTCTGGTTGGTCTGATCGTTCTGATGATATACATCGCCGAGAAGCAGCAGGATTGCCGTCGATGCCTTTGGCGCGGATGCTACGAGCCGGTCTACTGCGCCGAGCGTCAACCTGCGGCCGATCTCCAGATCGAAGTCAGCGCCAGTCTCTTTCGCCCAGCAGTACAGGCCGACGTGCGGATCACCGAAAGGATAGACCGCCAAGATGTCGTCATTCGAGAACTCAGGCGCCGGCGTCAGCGGAGCCAGTCCGCGAACTGATTCCGACAGCACGGCGATCGTCTCGCGGGCGATTTCCTCAGCCCGGTTTCCGTCCCGCTCAGTCTTTACCCACTGAATGGCAATGCCGTCTTCAGTGTAGGCGGTCGACACACCCTTGACACGGAACCCGTCCGGCACGGTATGCGTCATATCGTGCTTGGGCGAATACCCCATCTTTGCCGCACGCTTTTCCAGCGACTGAATAGCCCGACTGATGTTGCTCTTGTGCAAGCCAAGGTGCGGAGCGGCTTTCGCTGCGCTGCCGTGCTTCTCGATTGCGTCGAGAAAGGAAACTTCCCTGGCATCGGCAAACTCTCGCAATCGCGGGTCAAATTGTCGTGCCAAAGGGAGATCCCAAAATAAAAAAGAGCCGCGCGAGGCGGCTTCGAATCTGCCAGGGGAAGCAGAGCGAGGAGAATTCAGACTGGACCGCTAGTCGTCGTGCAGTAGACGCCGCCCAAGCCAGTAGGGCAGTTCGCTTTGCCGCAGACGTAGCCCATGACAGGCGACAGCGATATGCCGCACGTCGGGCAGCGCTGTTCGCCAATGGTCGGAATCGCCGGATACGTGGGCCAACTGGGCAAAGGCTCAGTCTCGGGCTTTGCCTCAATTGGACCGTACCGGCGCCCGGCGCGCTCAAGCTGCTCGACCCTGCGCTCCAGGTCTGCAATCTTGTCGGCTGTTGTCATAACTGACATGGCAGATCCAATTAAAGAGGGTTACAGCGTTCGGCCCGCATGGCGCAGTGGCAGTCAATCGACTCGCGCGGCCTTTTCGGTTCACCCTCACGACTGGCGGATGGGACCTCTATCCCCATCGACCTGCGGGTTTTACCCCGCCGCTCTCTCTGGTTTCTGAGCTACGCCATGCGTGAAAGCGCTCGTACGCAGAGCCAGCGGCCGATTATTCCTTCGGCGTCGTGTCCGCCCCAGTGACGCGAACGGCCCAACCACATCTGCCGCTCCAGTGCGTCATGACGCAAAGCTAGCGGGGTGTCACACTTGGCGGGCGGCGAAGGAATCGAACCTAGCTCGACTCGGATTTGGAATCCGGCCTGCTCCCTGAGCTACCACCCGTGTTCTGTCGCAGTAGGGCTACTGACCCAGCGCTTTGGCCGATTCGCGTAGCTTTGCGGCTACAACTCACTCAGTTGCGTCAATCAGCCAGTCTGCCCATTCTGCGTATCCTTGCGCGAGACCGACGTGGACGGTGGACATGAGCAAAAGCCACATTGTTACTGGCGACATTGCAATCTCCGAAGTTCATCGAGGCGCGCGACCAAAGACGCCTTCAGCGCTTCGTCGATCCTCATGCGCTGAATGTCTTGCTCGATGCTGTCGATCAGGTCGTTTGCTTCTTTCATAGAATTCTTCCGGGGCTTCTCTCCCGGCAGAGCGGCATTGCGCCACGGCGGGGTTTCACGCCTCCGATCTGGGCGCGGCGGGTAAATCAAAAAGTTGCTCTGCGGCTTTGCGCGCTTCCGACCAGCCATCGCTCGACTTTCGCTTGACCGTCAGCGTAGGCCGCTTGCGTTCTTGCTGGGCTTGCCGTTTCTCGCGCGCCTGCTTTGCCTCAAGGATTGCCATTGGATCGCCGTACATGTGCGATTCGAGAGCGGTTGAGCGTGGCATGGGCGTAAACGAGAAAACCCGATCGACTTTCGCCAGACCGGGTTATTGTGGGCGCAGTGCCCCTACCCCGTACATTGCCACATGGCCTACTAGAATGCAAGAGGCTCTGCGAAATATTTTTCCCGTGACTTTGCCGGGTGATTGCGTTTCTCGGCGCGCGGCGTCATCGGCCAGTCATAATCGAACAGATAGTTGTGCGCGTTACCCTCCAGGTTGTACCGGTCTCGCGATATTGAAAGCTTGGCGAATGTTCGGTAGCCTGGGGAAATTGTCACCGGCGCGCGATGAACAACGGTGCTATCCAGCCGGAGCAGGGTGTTTGACTCGTATGTTCGGATGCTCTCCTGCATTGCTTGCGCTTCCATCTGGGCCATTGACTCGTCGCAGTCATCGCTCAAAATGAACGGCTGCACGCAGAATTCGGTCGGCGCGCGATCGCACCAGATGTAGTTGATATCGTCCGTGCCAAACCCGTCTGTGTGCCACCCCGGCCGGTTAAAGCAACGATCACGGTCGACGTAAAGGTGCTTCGCCGTCAGGTAGATGTACTTGCCGACATGATTATCGCGCAGCGCGACTTCAATAATCGGGTAGAAGCACATCAGATGCTGGGGAATGCGGACGCCGACTTCTGGCATCTTGATTGGCATGTACTGGACGAACATCATTTCCGATGCGTTGATCGGAATGCGCCCGATGCTCATCGGGGCGTTTCCCGCAATCATTGCTCGCCCCATAGGTCGCGCCGCTCGAACACGTACATCATCAGCTCCATCTGGACGAATATGGCGCCGCATCCGAGGTAGCTGTATGACTCAAGGATATCGTCCGGCATCTGTGCGCCAGTCTTGAACAGGTGAAACGTCCGGATTTCAATCGGTGCGTCAGTGTCGACGATTGCCCAGATCCACAGAGCACCATCAAGACCGTCGACGCGTATTACGTTCGCCTCATAGGGCATTTCGACCGTCGCGACTTCCATGAAGGGAAGCCAGTATTTGAAAATCTTTTTCATGCCGCCTCCAGAATCTGAATCAAATGCCGCGCCCGCAGCATCGGGTAGAGGTTCTGCTTCGCCAACTGATAAACCGCATGCTGATCGCCAACGCGGCTCGATCTCCAGACTTGCGCGCCTGATTCTTTCACGCGCATGCTCGTAGAGATCGCGGCGCGCTGCTCGGACGGCAGTTCGTCGACGCAAAGTTGGACCTGTTCCGATTGCCGATCGTCGGCCCACTGATAAGCATCCTCGTCATCGTCAGATGCGGACTGCGGGGTTTCGTATTGACGGCAAGTCATGTCCTCTGCGCGGTAGTACATCTTCGCGTGCATCGCAATAGACTGGCGGCACTGCCATGCGAACCATGTGCATAGCAATTCCTCTACCTGCTCAGAATGGTCTTGCGTCATCTTGAACCCCGCACACTATCTATTGTGGAAAACAACTCTGTTTAACGGATATATTGTACCTGATAACGTTTCGCACTACAAATGAAAAGCGTTGTCAATCAGCAAGTTGCGACTAAATCAGGTGATCGTTCGCCCACTTGTCCCACGCCTCTTTCATGGTGCGCCCATAGCTCACCACATTGGCTCCGTGACAGCGCCACGGCAATTGCCGGCCGCTATACGGGTCTATCACGCGATGCGCGCGGGTGATGTGCGGCTTCTCCACTTCGATATTGCACGGGATGATCCCGAAGATTCGGCGCTTAACCTTGATCGTCTTCATTCCTGCTCACTCCCAGTCACGCCAAGCCATTTATAGTCGATACCTTCCTCCCGCCTTCTCTCCAATTCCTGCATTCCC